ACAGAGAAATCGTCAACCGAGTCGACAAACTCATCGATGGTGGAAATAAGGTAGTCATCTGGCCATCCAATATTATGGAGAAAGATATCAATGATATGATTATCTCTGGACACAATATCATGAATGTGCTAAAATCAAATACATATTCTGGTCTATCTGCAAAAATTAAATTTAACACTTGGAAAAAAATATGAGCAACGGGACAAAGGTCGTTAAGAGAAATGGAAATACAGAACCTCTTGACTTGAATAAACTCCATGTAATGGTGGAAGAAGCATGTAAAGATCTTGCAGGTGTTTCTGCCTCGCAGGTTGAAATGCAATCTGGTATTCAGTTCTATGATGGAATTACAACTGCAGAGATCCAGGAGATCCTCATTCGCTCTGCAAGCGATCTAATTGATTTGGACCACCCCAACTATCAGTTTGTGGCAGCACGTTTACTCCTGTTCGCTACACGCAAGCAACTGTATGGTCGTATGCATGAAACACCTTCTGTACGAGAACATGTACAAACGTGTGTTGATATGGGAGTTTACGATGGAGAAATCCTAAATCTTTATAGCGATGAAGAGTTTGATAAACTTGAATCATTTGTTGATCATCAGCGTGATTACCTGTTTACCTATGCAGGATTGCGCCAGGTAGTTGACAAGTATTTGGTTCAAGATCGCAGCACTGGTGCTCTATATGAGACACCACAATTTATGTACCTATTGATTGCAGCAACGATCTTTTCAAAGTACCCCAAAGGAACACGTTTAGAATACGTAAGGAAGTACTACGATGCAATCTCCAGACACAAAATCAACATTCCAACGCCTATCATGGCAGGAGTGCGAACACCACTTCGACAATATGCTAGTTGTGTTCTTGTTGATGTTGATGACACCCTCGATAGCATCTTTAGTTCTGATATGGCTATCGGCAGATATGTTGCACAAAGGGCGGGAATCGGTATCAACGCAGGTCGAATCCGTGGCATCAACAGTAAAATCAGAGGCGGAGAAGTTCAACACACAGGTGTTGTTCCTTTCCTTAAAAAGTTTGAGTCAACTGTCCGCTGCTGTACACAGAATGGAATACGCGGTGGCTCAGCAACTGTCCACTTCCCAATCTGGCACCAAGAAATCGAAGACATTTTAGTTCTAAAGAACAACAAAGGTACAGAAGACAATCGCGTAAGAAAACTTGATTACTCTATCCAAATCTCGAAAATCTTTTACGAAAGGTTTATCCAAAACAAAGAAATCTCCCTCTTCAGCCCTCACGATGTTCCAGGTCTGTATGATGCTTTTGGCACTGATGAGTTTGATGACCTCTATGTGGGCTATGAATCTGATGGATCTATTCCTCGCAAAACTATCGGTGCTCAAGAATTATTTCTGGACCTCTTGAAAGAACGGGCAGAAACTGGTAGACTGTACATCATGAATATAGATCATTGCAATTCTCACTCATCCTTTACGGATAAGGTTGAGATGAGCAATCTATGTCAGGAGATCACTCTTCCTACTAAACCACTTCAACATATTGACGATGAAACTGGAGAAATTGCTCTCTGTATCCTTAGTGCTGTTAATGTTGGGAAAATTAGGGATCTGGAAGATCTTGAAGTTCTCTGTGATCTTGCTGTTAGGGCTCTCGATGAACTTATTGATTTTCAGAACTACCCAATCCGAGCAGCAGAAATTGCCACAAGAGCACGACGTTCGCTTGGAATAGGTTATATTGGATTAGCACACTATCTTGCTAAGCATGGTGTAAACTACGCCGACAGTGAGGCATGGAAACTGGTTCATAACCTAACGGAAGCATTCCAATATTATCTCATTAAATCAACTGTTGACCTAGCAGAAGAGAAAGGTGCTTGTGAGTATAGTGGCCGAACCAAATACGGAAATGGAATTCTTCCAATTGATACATATAAACATGATGTAGATGAAATAGTTCCAAATGAGCTTCACTATGATTGGGAGGATCTTAGACTTCGGGTTAAAAAGCACGGAGTACGGAACTCAACATTGTCTGCACAAATGCCATCGGAAAGCAGTTCCGTTGTGTCAAACGCAACCAATGGCATCGAACCACCTAGAGGGTATTTGTCCGTTAAGAAAAGCAAGAAAGGACCACTCAAACAGATTGTTCCTCAATACGCAACTCTTAAAAACAATTATACTCTCCTTTGGGATATGGAGTCCAATCGTGGTTATATTAATATTGTTGCTGTAATGCAGAAGTTCTTTGACCAAGCAATCAGTGGCAATTGGAGTTATAATCCAACTCAGTATCCAGATAACGAAGTACCTGTATCTGTAATGGCACAGGATCTTCTAACTACATATAAGTATGGTTGGAAGACTTCTTATTATCAGAACACATATGATTTCAAGAGTGATGAAGTTGAAGAAACTAAAGAATCTCTTGAAAGTTTAATATTTCAACTAGAACACGCAGAGGAGGAAGATTGTGAGTCTTGTAAGATTTAAGACAAACAGCGAAGAGAAATCCATGGTAACATCCATGACCGTATTCAACTCAGAATTAGTTGATACAAAAAAACAACCAATGTTTCTTGGTAAACCACTAGGCATCCAAAGATATGATTCTTACAAGTATCCAGTTTTCGATAAGTTAACAACGCAACAATTAGGTTACTTCTGGAGACCCGAAGAGGTTTCTCTCCAGAAGGATCGTGCAGATTATCAAACACTACGTCCTGAACAGAAACATATCTTTACTTCTAACTTGAAGTATCAGATCATGCTTGATTCTGTTCAGGGTCGTGGTCCTGGTATGGCTTTCATTCCTTACTGCTCTCTTCCAGAATTGGAGGCATGTATGGAGGTTTGGGGATTTATGGAGATGATTCATAGTCGCTCCTACACCCATATCATCAAGAATGTGTACTCAGATCCTTCTGATGTATTTGATCACATTCTTACAGATGATCGCATCGTAGAGCGTGCTACCAGTGTCACTGAGGCATATAATGATTTTGTCAATAGTGCTCATCAATGGGATACTGGAGGTATGTGGTCTGATGATTTTAGAGGTTCTCCTACAGCAGAATGGGAAAGAAAAGATCTGAAACGTAAACTTTTTAGGGCAGTTGCTAATGTTAACATACTGGAAGGAATCCGTTTTTATGTTTCTTTTGCTTGCAGTTTTGCTTTTGGTGAACTTAAACTCATGGAAGGTTCTGCAAAAATTATCTCCCTTATTGCTAGAGATGAAAATCAACACCTCGCCATCACCCAAAACATCCTGAACAAGTGGAAGCAAGGTGATGATCCCGAGATGCAACAGATTATGCAAGAAGAGCAACAATGGTTGATTAGTGCTTTTGAAAACTGTGTCAATCAAGAGAAACTTTGGGCAGAGTATCTATTCAAAGATGGATCTATGATTGGTCTTAATGATAAATTGTTACAACAGTATGTTGAATGGATTGCAAACCGTAGAATGAAGGCAATTGGATTGAAACCAATATATGATATTCCTGCGAAAAATAATCCACTCCCTTGGACAGAACACTGGATATCTTCTAAGGGTCTTCAAGTTGCACCACAAGAAACAGAAGTCGAGTCGTACATCGTTGGAGGCATTAAGCAAGATGTCAGATCAGATACATTCTCAGGATTCTCCCTCTGATTTTAAAGAGGTATGGATGGAGATGGAAAAGATAGAACCTCTTACACCTTCTCCATCTAAAAAAGAAATAGATGCATCATTAGAAGCATATAGAGAAGCAGCAAAATCTGATGCTTATATGTTTGGCGAATACGATGCTTATGAAGCATATAAAGATCGTGGGGATATCCCAGATTAGATAGAGGGTCTTCGGACCCTCTTTTTTTATAAATATTTTCAGAAACTATGTGCAAAGATCATGTCAGGAAAGGGTTTAGTTGACGCATATCTAAACATCTATGAAGCAGATATGACTGGTGCTCCTTCAATCAAGGATGCAAAACCAGAAAAGAAAACTAAGGTTAAGTATGATCCTCATATGAAGGTGATGGCACCTCAGGTTAAGGAAGATCTAGAGGCGTCTGGTAAGTTCTCTGAGAAGGAAATAGAGGCGATTCTAGAGGCATTAGAGGGCGTTGAGGAAGGTTATGATGAACCCAAAATGCACTCTGCTGTAAAGCGTGTGATGGGCACTCAACCTGCTGCTAAGGGTAGAGCAGCAAGTCGTCTTCATAGTAAGTATTCTATGAGATCGAAGGGTAATATTGCAGGAGAAACTGACGGACCTGGACCAAATGCTCCTAAGAGATCTGGTCGTAAGGGTCGTGGTGCAGAGACTGATAGGGGATCAGGTAATGCTGCTAAACGTAGAATGTAAAAATAACACACAGGGGTTGACAAACCCCTTTTTTTTATCTAGAATATCTTTGTTAAGGTTCAGGATAAATAATAGCTCATATAATACATTAGTATGAGTTATGATAATCCTTGGTTATACTTGGAACGAGTATTTGATAGTGATGATGTTGGGGATAACTTTGGTTTTGTTTATCTCATTACCAATAAGTCCAACCAACGACAATATATTGGGAGAAAGTATTTTTGGTCTTTTAGAAAACCACCAGGGAAGAAACGAAAAGTAAAACAAGAATCAGATTGGAAAAAGTATTATGGTTCTTGCCCTGAATTAAAGGAAGATATAAAAAAGTATGGTAAAGAGTTCTTCAGTAGAGAAATACTAAGTCTCCACAAAACTAAAGGAACTTGTAATTACGAAGAAACAAAACAATTATTTCTCAATAATGTTTTATCGGAGGCTCTTGACGACGGTGCGCCAGCGTACTATAATAGCAACATCCTAGGACGCTACATGCGGAAAGACTATGGTAACTTTGGAGGAAACTCTATCAATAACTCATGATTGGGCAATTGATCGAATTCATACTTTACTTGACGAAGAAACAGATGATGTGATACAATCTTTAGAGTATGCACACGCAATTCGTCTTGAATTTGAAGAGTGGTTAGATCCACATGCCCCTGATCATGAAATCTATTCATTAGAATATTTGTCTGATAAATAGAACGAATTAAAAAAAAATTATCTTTTAAAAATTATGTCTGAAGAGCAAACCCTTGAACTGACTGAACAGCAAAGTCATCTAGCTAGTCTTCTACAGCAGAGAGAACTTTTGATTGGCGAGATTGAAAAAATGAAAAGTGTTGGTTCAGAAAAAAGAGATCTCCTTCTTAAAGTTTTAGGTGCAATTGAGTATCTGGGTCAAGTTGGTGTTACACTACCCGAACCACCTGCACCAGAACCTGAAGAGGAAGTGGAAGAAACCCCGGAAGAGTGAATTTAATTTTTATGATGAAATCTTTGATTGCAGCAGTAGCGGTTGCTATTGGATTTACTAATCCACCAGTCTCAAAACAATCGCAACCGCTTCCTGATATACAACCAACTTATTATAAACCTCTTACTTGGAAGTGTGAAGATTGTTCTGCTGAAGAACAATATGTTCTTGCACAACTTCAAGATAAAACAAGAATTACAGATCGCAATGCCTTGGCAACGATCATGGGAAATATCAAACAAGAGAGCAAATTCATTTCCAACATATGTGAGGGAGGTGCCAGAGTTTCTTACACTGATTGTCACCGTGGTGGTTACGGACTCGTTCAATGGACTACCAAAAATCGTTATTTGGGATTGGGATTCTTTGCAAGAAAATATGATTGCGACCCTAGCACTCTGGAATGTCAAACTAGGTACATGATTAATGAGAATATTTTCCAAAAATATCTACCTATGTTTGAGGGTGGTGGCAGAAGTATTAACCAGTACATGTTACCAGCATATTACTGGTTAGGTTGGGGTATTAAAGGTAGACGTGAGATGTATGCATACGAATACAGTAAAAAATTATTTCTATTATGATTACCAATACTGATTTTTGTAGAACTAAATGTTGTAATATCAAGGGTTATGATGGATCTTGTTGTACAATAGAAGATCGTAATTGGATTATTGGGGCAATCCCAGACCATATGGAAGTATTGGAACGTATTAGAGCACTTAATCCTGGAGTTGAAATTACTTGGGATGATTGCTTTATGACTTACGAGGAAGGGAGTAATTTATTTCCAGACAAACCAACGTGGACAAATCCAAAAAACTATCCTTGTATGAGAATCAATATGAATTCTCGTCGTAGAGGTTGTGTTTTTTACAATGATCTGTTAGGATTCTGTCAGATCTATCAAGCAAGGTCGGTAACATGTTCTAATTATAAATGTGAGGAGCTCACAGAGCATCTTTTGCAACAAGAAAGAATCGAAAAAGGTCTTCAATTACTTGAAGAAAAAGAAAAATCAACATGACTCAGTAGCTCAGTTGGATAGAGCAACTGCCTTCTAAGCAGTTGGTCGTAGGTTCGAGTCCTACCTGAGTCGTTATATAGAGTTTGGTAATATGACTAGGCAACATTGGGCAACATTAGCAACAGGCATACAAGTTTTTAGACGTGGAACATTTTATTATTTTGCCATACCTAAAAATGGATTAACTACCTTTACAGAATTTTTTGAAAAAAGAAAATGGCAAAGAGTTAATCTTTGGAATGAATTCTCTCATGGAAATACTAATATAACCATATTTGCTCATATCAGAAATCCTTATGAAAGATATATTAAAGGTGTGGTTGAATCAATAATAAGTAAAGATATACTTCAACCAAAAGATTTTGATTTTATTGAACGTGCGATAGTAGAGAATCCTAGATGGGTTGACTATATTACTACCACAGTAACTGATGATCATACATGCCCTATCAGCAATATGATACCTTCGTTCATATCACCCTATCAGATAAATTGGATTCCTTTAGATCATCCAGAATTTAATTCTAATTTTTTATTAAATCATTTTTTTCGAGAACATAATCTTCCAATTAAAATCAAAGAGGATATAGCATTAAATAAAGCAGAAATTGAAACAAAAGAGATGCGAGAGATTTTGAGAAAACATATGTATAGACGTGATGAATATGCTGAACATGCTAGAAATTTCTTTGAACGATCTATCATGAGTGAAGATATGCAGATATATAATCATGTCATGAGACAGTATGAAGTAAAAACTCCATACCTTAGATCTGTTGCTTTGCAGGAAGAACAATATCCTAAATGGAAAAAAACAGATCTGTACTGGCACAAACCTATACCAAAAGATTCTCATTACATCGATTGGATAAAACATCAAAAAGATCTAGATCTTAGGACTTAGATAAAATCATTTTTGCCTACTTAGCTCAGCTGGTAGAGCAACGCTTTTGTAAAGCGTAGGTCGTCGGTTCAAGTCCGTCAGTAGGCTTTGTCATTAAATTAATCTAATGCACTCTCATTTATACAAAGTTAAGAATATGTCCAATGAGACAGTTCCCATTAAAAAGGGTAGACTTGTCTACGTTGGTATTCCTAAAAATGCCTGGAGTACTCATCAAATGTTTTTCCGGGAAACTGGATGGGAGATGGCATCTTGGCATGAGATATTTGAAGAAGCTCCTCTCTATCAATGGTCATTTTTTGGTCACATTCAGAACCCACATACTCGCCATACTAAAGGTATTGCTGAACATATCTACAGACTTTGGGATTGGCGATCAAAGTGTCAAGGATATAAAAAATCTCCCGAAGCCATTCTTGCAGAAGTTGAGAAGTGGATTAAAGATGAGGAAAATGGATTTGCAGTATCATTGATGGTTCAATCTGTTTATGATCATCACACCATACCAATTAAAAATCTATGTGAGGATGTTGGGATTGATCCTTATTCTGTTGCATGGATTCCAATGGATCATCCAGAATTTACTACAGAAGAATTAACTAATAAGTTTCTTGCTTCTCATAATATTTCAGAAAGAATATCTGAGAATGATAGAAGACATGTTGCAGATGAGTCAAAGAAGGGTATCTATGATGTCCTTCACGACATGAAGTTCTATTCCCTTATGCAAACTCTAAATCCTTTTGGTGGTGGTCAGCATTATGAAAAACATTTTATGCCAACAGTTATGAAATATGATCTTGAATTATACGCTAAGGTTATGAAAGATCATGGTGTTGACGTATATGAATTTGAAGATCCTACCTGGCAGGGTAGAGTTGATGAGCAAGGAGCATACATATCAGAACAATTTAGACTGAATTATTAGTATTGACAAATTTTCTGCTTTGCTTTATACTACTTACATCCGTGTGAAGGATGTGTCGGGGGTACCCCCCCACCACTTGCGGGTGTAGTTCAGTGGTAGAACGTCAGCCTTCCAAGCTGAATGTCGTCGGTTCGAGTCCGATTACCCGCTTTCTGGTTTATCGGTAAACCAGAATTTATACTCATTATAAATAAATGTTACAACTGTCACATGTGCCAGTTGTAATATCTAAGCAGATCCATGTCGAGGATCTTTACATCTGCGGGTATCCATTCCGCAAGTATACTTAAGAGGTTTAAACAAATGATCAAATCCGCAATCGCACTTGCTGCCGCTGCTCCTTTGATGGCAGCACCTGCCCTTGCAGGGCCCTACGTCAACGTGGAATCGAATGCTTCCTGGGCTGGGGACGACTACGTTGGTGCAGTTACTGATATTCATGTTGGTTTTGGTGGCGATCTTGGCGAAGACGCATCCTGGTATATTCAGGGAGGACCTGCAATCCTTGCCGTTGACGGCGCTGAGAATGAGACCCGTTACTCTGGTAAGATTGGTGTTGCTGCTGATCTGACTGATAGTCTTGGTGTCTATGGTGAACTTTCCGCGATCACTGCTACTGATGAATTTGAAATGGAAGATCTGGGTGTTGGTGGCAAACTGGGAGCAACTTTCTCCTTCTGATAGTTCACGCCGTAACACACATTACGATATCCTAACGACCTCCTTAACGGGAGGTTTTTTTATGGTTAAATTTAAATTAACCCGCACTACATAATGCGATTACCTTTTCTTAAAGACGGGATGCCAGCATCCTGTTATAATATTTGGGTAAACAAAGCAATTTACAAACACAAACAAATGAAAGCATTCTCAGTTGCCCTGCTCGGTTTGGCGTTCTCCGCTCCCGCAATGGCAGGACCCTATGTAGAGTCTAAGCACGAATTTAAAGGAACTGATGAAGAATACTCAAAAGGTGTTCATCAGGCAAGAGTGGGATATGAAACAAAACTTGGTAGATTTTCCCCATATGTAGAAGGTGGTGTTGGTGTAACACTTCCTGAGGAAGGAGACAGCACTAATTTTACTGCTCTTGAAGTAGGAACCAAAGTAAAGATTACCAAAAACTTTGGTGCATATGCTAAGTGGGAAAACATCTTTCAAGAGGAGGATGATACTCGTGATTGGAAGGTTGAATTAGGTACAAAATACAAGTTCTGAGGAATTGAAAAATGAAACTCAAAGCACTCGCAGCAGTTATTGCTGCCACTCCTCTGATGGTTGCCTGCGGTAGCGCAGAGAAAACATCGTTTACATTGAATGGAGCAGGAGCTACCTTCCCTGCTCCTCTGTATAACTCCTGGTTTCAAACTATGGCAAAGGAGACTGGAAACCAAGTGAACTATCAAGCAGTTGGTAGTGGTGCTGGTGTCCGTCAGTACCATGCCAAGACTGTTGACTTTGGTGCCTCTGATGGTGCCGTAAGTGATAAGAAGCAGAAACTGCCTATGGTTCATGTTCCCATGACTGGTGGTGCCATTGTTCCTGCTTACAATTATCCTGGTTGTGATGCCAAGATGACTCAGACTCAACTTGCTGATGTGTTCCTTGGCAAGATCACCAACTGGTCTGCTTTTGGTTGTGCAGATAAGAAAATTTTGACTGTTCATCGTTCTGATGGTTCTGGTACTACCAAAGGTTTCACCAACTCCCTGTCTGCTTTCTCTCGCGAGTGGAAGAAGACTGTAGGAACTGGTAAGTCTGTCCAGTGGCCTGTTGGTGTTGGTGGTAAAGGTAACTCTGGTGT